TCTTTGTCATCGGATTGATTGTTACTATTTCCGCTTATCTTACTGTCTTTTTGATACGTAGACATATCAGTGTCAAATACTAACCCTAATTGTTGAGCAGCTTCTACCTCGGCTTTCCTTGCTGGTAAAAGTTCCTCCAGATCACCCCCTTGACTTGAAATTACGTCAGCCATCGTTTTAAAACCTGCGCGAACTGCCTCGCGATTTGCGGCGATTTCTTTTTGAGGGTCGATCCAATCCCAACCGCGAGGAATCCAACGCACCTTTCTATATCGCTCCGGTTCTGTGTCGTATGACGGTAAAACCAAAGCCCCGCTTAAGGTTGCCATCTCTAACCAAGCATCAAATACCCGGCTATGGAAATTTTCTATTAGATAGGTTTGCAAGGAACGGTAATGATTACGATCTTCTAATAGAGATAAACGAGAAGAAGAATAATTCGTTTTACTGAAATCTTTAGAAACTGATTCGTAAGAAATACCACACCCTGACGCAACACTTCTCAGCATTGCAGACATAAACTCAGGAAACTCGCTATTAGGTGAGTCAAAATCTGGAACCGTCACGGATTCGCCAGCTTGGAGATAGGAAAACTTGCCGGGTTCAAATTGTGAGACTCTTTCGTTGTCGTAAACTTCGCCGCCTTGGTCTAGTTCACCTTCTGGGCTGGTAATGAATCCCATCAACGAACTTGCCGCCCTTGCCCTAATAACTGAAGCTTCTTGAAAGCCTGCTAAATGATGCAAAGACAAGATAGAAGAACTTAACCACGGTTCCCCTCTTGACTGGCTGGGCCTATTGCTAACAAAGATATGACATATTTCACTAGCTGGAACAATCATGTGTTCCCTTTGTCCTACAGGCGTACCAAAGGGGGTGTCTCCGGGGTGTTTCTTTAAAAACGCATATTGAACGGCTCTACCAAATTCATTCTGTTCTATTCCCATCCTCCAAGTGTTCTTTTTCTTAGAACTGCGGCCTGTATATTCACTATCTAATTGATCAGCTTCCAACAATTCCAGGGCAAAAGGTATTTGTGATCTTCCAAAAGGTTTTCTTACAAATCGAACAAATATTTCACCATCAGTTACCAACGAACGGACAATTACTTTTTCAATATCGGTAAAGCATAAACGCCCTGCCGTGTGGCAAGAATCGTACCGTTTCCAATTGCTCCAAGCCTGTTCAATTTGATTATTAATTTTTGTGTCTAGGCGTTTACCCCGTTGTTGTCTCACTTGCGCTTGCAGTTTTATTCCATGCGCTCCAATCGTGTTACTTTCTATCGCTCTTACTGCCTGACGAGCAAACGGACTATTTCTTACTAAGTCCCTCGACTTATATCGAAGTGGAGCAATTGCACCTTTTAAAGCAGCATCAGCCGAAGAATTACTGACAGACCAATTAGAAGTAAGTCGGCTAGAAGTTGCAGCATCGTAACCTCGCCTTCTTCTAGGTAACACCGTTGGGTTGGGTTGTTCTGAGGTGAACAATCCTTTCCAAGCATTTACAAGACCCATGATTTAAAACCTGACAAATAGTGAATGAGGATTACCAAGACCATTAGAGATCATGTTGGCTTTGCGTTCTCTGACGACTTCGGCTTTTAGTTGACTTTCTCTAGCTCTTAATTCTGGTAGATCTAAACGCTTAAAGGTACGTCCACCAATTGAATATTCTTTTGCTTTATCTGAAATTATTGAACGAATCGCAGCGGTGACATCATCTAAATCAATTTGCGCTTGTGTTCTGCCATCAAATGCGCCGGGTGTGCCTGTATATGTTAACTGCGCTTTTACTTCTACTTGTCCCTCATAAAGAGTTACCTCATCACCTGATTTAACGGCGCGGATCTGATAAAACCACGTTCCGGCATCCATTGTTGAGCTAGAAGCCTGTGAAATAACAAATTCCCAACCATCGGTATAATCCGTCCCAACAATTGCTTTTGCTTCCCCAGAAGCGTTAAACCTTAAATACGCCGTACACGTATAATCGGCATTTGTTACCGATTCATTGAGCCAATTAACACCAGATGGGATACGCCAGCGGATAGTATCGCCAGCTCTAAAAAGACTAGGAATCATTTGAAATCACCATTGGTTGACATACCCCTGCTTATGCGTAGTGCTATTCCGTAAGTTTAGCTTGTTTTTGCCACTTGAATTAGTTGGATTTAAGAGCTTATTAGTAAAAATTTGGAAGAATTTAGACCTCGGATAGCGTTGATAGAGATGATTAAGCGCAGAATAGGCATATACGGCACAATCCAACGCCTCAACATTCTGATTTTTCTTTTGGACATATTGGGTACCCCTACCGCTTTTCTTTAAAACCTTTTTTTCTCCCGTAAATTGTTTAAAATATTCTTCCGTAGTTTGCGCGTGAAAATGTAATTTATTATTGAACTTAAGCCTACTATACAACACGTCTTTGATAGTGTCAGTTCCTACCGAATAAACAACAACACCGCCTTTAATTGGTCTACCTTTATAGTTCAAATCAACCCTAGAACCGCGCCCGATTGCTGGCTGTCCTGATTGACTACTTCCCTTGATGCCTATAACGCCTGACCCTTTTCTAGCCCTGCAATAGTTATAAACAGAGTTCGTTGCTAATCCGCCGGTATCTATCGCGCAACATTCAACTTTTAATTTGCCGCCGTTTGGATGTTCCCATTCAGAAGTCAAAAGAATATCGACACCATCCCAAACTGTCCCTTGATGTGGATCACCATAAATAACGTCATGCTGAATTAAATACATGTGTTCTTCGGCTGCTATTCCCCACGTTGAAACTTCTATACGTTCATCTTTTGTTCCTCCGCCACCTTGCACGTCAACCCCTTGAACTAAACAAACAACATCTTCAGGGATTGTTCCGGGTAAATATTTTTCGCACTTCTCTAACATCTCTTCCGCTGATAATTGCGATTGATACGATTCATCAAAGGTTTCTGCCATTCGGGTGTTAACCCACGTTTTAAACAAAGGAGCATCATCCTTAGACCTTAAAAATTCCTCGACAATTTCCGGCCAAGTCAACCAACCCGCCGGACTATATAAAGAACTCATTTGAAAACCTGCTGTTTTTCTTGTCATTGGTTTTTCTGCCCTCCATTCACCTTCTCTAAGCATTGAAGTTTTATGTGATTCGTCGAATCTTTCCCCGCAATGTGAACATTCATATTGAGCCGTTGAAGCGTCGCGGTTTTCCCATTTCATCTGAGACCAAACAAGAGTTTGATATTCTCCACAGCAAGGAGCTTTAACCCAATACTTGCGGCGGTCACTTGCTAGGTACTCTGATTCAACGCGGCTGAACTCTTTTAAAGTCGGCGTGCTTGTCATTAATATCTTTTTCCTGCTGAAAGTTGAAGTTCTTTTGATGGCTAATTCGCAGGGGTCTCCTTCACTTACCCCGCCGGAGGTAGACGCATCAGCCGGATAAGAATCAATTTCATCAAGGAATAAATAACGAACGGGGGCACTACGCAAACCCGCCGGAGAATTAGCGCCGGTCAACATCAATATCCCATTTGGAAACTCTTTTATAAACATCGAATTACTTGCATCCCTTGATCTTTGCGGAGCAATTTTCGCTTTAATAACTGGCGTTTCTTCAAATGCAGGTTCAAGCCTTTGGCGGCTCATCCGTTTCACCATATCCAAAGAAGCGGCAACACAAAGAACAGGAGCTGGACAGTGATCAATCGTATAAAGCAAAAAGTTAATTCCGCATTCCGTTTTTCCTGTTTGCGCTCCGAACATCATTACAACTCTTTCAACATCTGTATTTGTCACAGATAAACAATTCATAGGCTCTTTTAAATAAGGCGTTCTATCTGTTCGCCACGGCCCCG